CACCCTCAGCCAAAACTGACCACTCGACGCAACACCGACGCAACGCCCTCGCAAAACAATGAAAACCAATCCTCCATCCACGATTCGTAATCGATAGGTCACGAGTTCAAATCTCGTCGTCGGCTCCCCTTCTAAAAGCCCGCTGAACCCCATGGAGACTGGTTCGGCGGGCTTTTCTGCTTTCTTCGTCAATATGTTTGAAAATTCGTGGAAATGGCTGAAAATGGGTAAATGGACGCAACGGACGCAACAGGACGCAACACGCCCTTGATCACTCTTCGGGAGGCCACGGTGCGGGGGGAGGCCAAGCATGTGGTTTTTTCCCGAATCAATGGCATCGAGAAACGCACTTTTTTTCCGACGCGCTTGGAGGCGTCGCTGCACCGGGATGCTCTTTTGACGAAGCTACAGGCCCGAGGGACGGAGGCTTTTGAGCAGGCGGCGGGGATGACCGTGGCGCAGGTTTGGCGGGAGTTTAATCTAATTCGCATGCCGAAGCTGAAGGAGGGAAATCACAAGCGGCTGTTGCTTTGGTGGTGGGGGAAATTTGTGGCGGAGCATGGGCCGATGGATCTGTGCGATATCAAGCCGGGGCACATCGACCGGTTCCTTTCCCGCCCAGAGTGGACCGGCACGACGGCGAAGCAGGGCTTCGATTACCTGCGGCTGGTTTGGAACTGGGCGGTGCGTTACGATTTGGCGGAGCGGAATCCGGTGCTGAAGATTGATGTGCCTGCGCGGACGACTGAGCACCATTTGCTCTCGGTGAAAAATGTGAATCGGCTGCTGGATTTGACGGCGCAGAATGACCGGCTACGGGCGTGGTTGGTGCTGGGAGTTTTTGGGGGGATGCGGACGAGCGAGGTGTGGCGGGCGAAGCCGGAGCATGTGGAGGAGGCGGAGATTTTGGTGCCGCAGATCAAGTCCACGGATCCGGTGCCTCGGAAGCGCTATGTGCCGATTCTGCCTGCCCTGCGGCGGCATCTGCCGGCGGATTGGGACTGCTTGGAGGAGGATTTCATCAAGCGCGGGCGGACGGCGCTGGCAGAGAAAATGAAGTGGGAGGAGTGGCCGCAGAATTGTCTGCGCCACACGGCGGCCTCAATGCACTTGGCAATGTGGCAGGACTCGGGCAAGACGGCCTTTTTCCTCGGGCACTCGTCGCCGCAGATGGTCAACAAAACCTATGCCCGTGCGGTCCGGCAAGCGGAGGCGGAGAGGTTTTGGGGGTTGTGATTACGCCTCGTCTTTTGCTATCGAGGCGTCTTGTCGCGGGGAGATTTTGGCGTTGCGGATTCCCAGGGCGACGAACGCATCATTCTCGCCCAGCTCCTTGCCGATGCTCCAGGCACCAGGGCGTGAAAACTTCGCATTGTAACGGTCAATCACGCGCCGGCGTTCTTCCTGCTTTTCTATGAGTTCTTGTTGAGTCATTGTGCTACCTCCGTTCCCGACATATATCCCATAAGGTCGGCCGCGTCAATCTCGTCCAGCGCCCTTTGTGGGTCATAACGGTCGGCAATCTCGGCTCGGCGTTTACGAATACCATCTTTTGCAGCTTTGGAAAATGCCGCTTCTTGGTCGCGCAAAGTTTTGGCCGTTTCGCGGGCTTGCTTAATGTATCCAGATACGACTTTTTTGTCCTCGGCTGGCAACGCTTCAAATTTGGTTTTCTTGCCACGGACATAATCACCAAATGCCGCCTGCATTTTTTTAGTTCCTGGGATATCCATCGACTGCCCAGCGCGAGCCAGCGCTTGGTCAGCAGACATGCTTTCGCTTTCGGTTATTGCTTTGGCAAGTGCGTCCAACTCCTCTCGGCCAATAAACATCGTCTCATTTTTCTTTAAGCGAGATTTGAGATTGGCCTCAACATTTGCCGGTTGCAGGACCGATGTCGGCGCGTTCGCTGCAATGCCGCTGACGGCTTTATCGTAGAACAATTTTTGCACTGCGTCTCGGAATGCGCTTGGCGATACAGGGTCCGACGAACGGTAAGACGGAACGATCATGTCTTCTAATGTTGATGTCGAAACCCCATGTTTTGCCATCACGGCTTGAATAGCGGTTTGGTTGCCGTCAACAGCTACTTCAAAGTCACCATCATAGAACTGGCCGCCGATGAACACGCCGTTGTCTGAAGGCGTGTAGCCGGTGAAAATTCTGTTGCCATTGCTGTCTCGGATTTTTGCCAGGTCGGTCACAAATGCCGTTCTCTGCGCGGTTGTCATTGGTCCGGTTTCAAACGAAACAACGGGTTGTTTCTCGATGGCCGGGTCATACAATTCTTTGACGCTTGGCCGGCGGAAAATGTTACCACCTTGCTGCTCGACCGCTTCGTTGACGACCTGCATCAAGTATTTTGTGTCGCCTCTGTCGCCACGGATCACGGCGGTGATCTGGGGTGTTTCGGTGTAGACGCCGTCGTCCATTGTAAAGCCACCGAGGTCGGTTTTTACCGAATCAACTTGCAGCTTGATGCCGTGCTGTGTTGCCAAGCTGGTCAATTCATCGGCGAGATTATTAGCAAAGTGTGCTGTGAGCCTTGCGAGCGACTGCTTGTCTCCGGCTTGCTCCATTGTCTGAAGGGCCGAGTTGATCGCTGTAGCAGTGCGTCCAGTGCCAACCGTGGCTACCTCAAACGGCATTTCTTGCTTTGCCATTGCTGTATAAGCTCGCTCCATGGCGTCGAGCACTTGTGCTCCGCGGGCATTGCTTTGACCTCCTGTTCCGGCGATTGCTTGCAGCTCCTGCTTCAGCGGCTGGATGCTGTCACTGAAAAGCGACAGGTCGTTGTTGGCGAGAATTGGGTTATCTTTCTTTTCAATCGCCCACAGAATTTCTTGCGCATTACGCGCCTTCAATTTTTCTTTGCCAAACATGGATGCCAGCCCTCGGCGATTTAGTTCGTCTGCCAACATTCCATCGATTGCCTGCTGCGCATCGTAAAGGCGCCCGCCACCTCCAGGGGACAATCCAGCATCGGTGCCTGCGGTGTAAGTTGTAAAATCTGCACCGGCAAACGAGGTTTTACTATCTACGCGGGCTTTCCATGTTTCTGCGGTCCAATCGAAATTACCGTCAATGCCAAGAGTTCTGGCTTGCTGATAGCGAAGATCTGCTGCGGAAACGATACCCAGCTCCTTTGCAACTTTGGCCCAGCGCGGAGATCCGATTGTGTCCTTGGCTGCTTTGCTTTTTTGCGTCCACTCAAATGGCTGTTTCAAATCTGACCGTTTTTTAGGATCAAGAATAAAGCCCGGCACCGCGACACGCTTGGCTGCCATGTCCCACATGTCGATGGTTGCTTTGCCATCCAGGATTCGTTCGGTCTCTGCGAGCTGCTGCGGCGTTAGCTTGGACGCATTGGGGTCAACAAGTTTGAGTGACTTTGCCGCTCGAGTTTCAAGCATTTCAACCGCCGCAGTGTCGCCGTTTTTGCGAGCAGATTCGATGAGCTCTGAAAGACCATTGATATAAAATGTTCTGACCTTGTCCTGGACGCCTTTGATGTCCAAATCGAAATGTTTTCCGGCATTGAAATCGGCCTGACTTTGACGGGTTGCGCGTTGAATCTCTCCAAATCCCATTTTGTAACCGGCGGTGAATCCTCCAAGCGACGCTGCCGCAGCGCCAGCCGATTTAGTGCTGTTGACAGGAACATTTGTGCGAACGCTTCCAAGCGCTAAATACCGAAGCATTTCGTCAGCGCGGTTGAAACGCTCTATGCCGGTGATTTGTGGATCAATAATTTCGGCCAGAGTTAATGCTTCGGTTCCCATGTCGGAATAAAATCGAGCACTCTTCTGCGCAAATTCAGTTTCCCTCAGGCCAGTGTCTTCAACGCGATCTGCCAGCAACTTCACCAACTCACGCACTTCAGTGAAATTTTTGGGCATGCCAGGCGCATTTCCAATGAGTCCATATCGAGGCGGAAGGACTACACTTCCTTTGACTGGATTTTGTGGATAGAGCGCCGTGTCGCGGTCTTTGGCGAGTAGGCTTTGATCGTATACAGAGTGAATCATCCGCGCAGAGTCTTCAATCGGGTTGACATCCGGCATGGCCTGCCCTGGCAGGTCTTTCGACAAGTCCGGCATGGGGGTGGGGACTTCGGGGAGGAGGTTGCCGTTGGCTTTGTCGTAGTCGAAGTGGAAGCCGGTGCGGCCGGTGGGGGCGGTGGTGTCGAGGCGGTCGAGGCGGAATTGTTTGATGGCGCTGCTGGGGCCGGCGATTTTGCCGCTGAAGGGGTTTGCGGCTCGGTTGATGTTGGTGGCGATGCCGATGAGGGAGTTGATGGCGTCGCGGCGTTGCTCGCCGATTTTGTTGCTGCCGGGGAGGTCTTGGCGGTGGTTTTCCATCCACTGCTTAAGGTCGGACTCGATCAATTTGATGTCGTTGTTGTAGAGTCGGTCGATAGTAGGGTCGCCGGCGTTGATCGCTTTGATGGCGCGGTTGCGGAATTGGGTGAGGTCGAGGACGGAGGCGAGGAGGTTGCCTTTGCTGGTGAGCTCCCAGCCCCAGGGTATGACCTCCCGCGTTATAGCTTCGAGGTTGCCGAGGTTTTTGACTCGAAAGCTGCCGGAGTCGCCGGTGCCGATGGCGTGGTAGCGGACCATGAGGCTCTCGCCATTTGCTGCAGCGGTCTCGAGCTGGCGTGCGAAGCCGCGCTGGTGCTGGGCGAAGCCGTTGAGGAAGTCGAAATTTTGTGGAAGCAGACGACCGCGGGTCGTGGTTCTGCCGGTGTCCCTTCCGTTTTCATCTTTGATTTTTTTTGGCCCAAGAACTGGATCTTTTGGAGAAATTGCTTTTGAGCCAACAAGGGCCTTCATCTGCTCTTGGCGTTTGGCGGTCTCGGCGTTGATGTCGCGTTGGTCGCGGAGGACGGCTTGGCCAGTGGCGGGATCGATGCGGGCGAATTCGTTGGCCATGACACCGCCGCCGTAGTCGTGGAATGTGACGAGGGGGTTGTTGACGAGGTCTTGGGGGCGGGCTGTGGGGGCGACTCGGACGCCGCGGGCTTTGGTCTGGTCGGGGTGGTTGATCCACTGCCGGTAGTTGTTGAGATACTGGCCGAGTTGTTTTTTGAGGACCGGATCGGTCTCGAGGATGGGGTTGGATTTAAAGAGGGGGTCGGGCTGGCCGGTGACGGGGTCGATGCGGACGCCGGAGATGGAGAGGGCGTTTGCCTGGGCGCCGAGGATGCCTTCCATCATGCCGAGCCATGAGCCTTCGGCGGGGAGGTTGCGGCGGATGGCGGCGAAATCCATGGTCTGGCTGGCTTGTCGAAAATCCTCGGCGAAGATTTCGTCACGGGCCCAGTCGAGCGGGTCGGTGTCGCCGCGGAGCAGGCCGGATTGGCCAAGCTCGTCCATCTTGGCGTTGATGGTGTCGGGGGATATGGCGAGGTTTTGGCCGGGGAACTTGGCGGCGTTTTCGTTGGCGATCATCGTCGTCGCATACTCGCGGGCGCGGGCCTCGACGCCCGCCTGCGTATAGCGGCGGGTGGTGAAGGCGCGGATCGAGTCGGCCTGCATGCCGCCGATGGCGCCGGATTTGATGAGGGCGTGGCCGAGTTCGTGGGGGACGATGCCTTCGCGCTTGGCGTCAAGGTTGATGAAGATGCGGGCTTTTTCGCCAGGAGGGGCTTGGACATGGAGCCCTGCGGCACCCGCCCCGCCGAGGGCTTGGGTATTGAGATCAAAGTCGGCTTTGGAGAGCGGAACGAATTCGACCTTGTCGCGGAAGAAGCCTTGCATGGATGCGAGGTCGCCGAGTTGCTGTGGGGAGTAGGTCTGGGAGAGCTTGGCGACATCTCCGCCAGCCAGCTCCACATCGATGAGCATGCGGGCGGTGTCGGAGGCGCGGGCTTCGGCGCGGCGTTGTTGGAGACCGGAGAAGCGGTCGGCTGTGCCGCCGATGGCGCCGAATGTGGCCCCGCCGAGCAGCATGGTGGCGGCGTCGTCGTTTTCTCCAGCACCGTAAGCGGCGGCAGCGAATGGGGCGTTTGCCAAAGTGCCCTTGGCTGCGCCTCCTGCTACAGCACTGGCTCCGCGGACGCCTTGGACGATGAGCGGATTCGAGAGGCGGTCCATGATGGCGCGGGTCTGCTTGCCGAGGCGTGGATCGGCGGCGAGGCGTGCCGGGGTGCTTTCGATTGGGCGGAAGCGTGTGGGGTTTTCAAGAATGTCTTTGTAAGCCTGCGGGACGGCGGGATTGGCAAGGACCGAGGCTCTGGCGGCTTGATCAAGCCCGTTGGTGGCATCGGCGGCTTCGCGGAGGATGATCTTTGCCCCTGCGGCACCTGATCCTACCTTGCGGAGCGTGGCGGCTCCGTAGCGGAAGACCAATGGCATCACGGTTGCTGCCGTAGTGAGAGCAGTCTTTGTGGCGGGATCGGCATCAGACATGAGCATGGCTGTGCCACCGGCGAGACCAGCGCCTGTTGCGGCGACCGTTGCCGCGGTCTTCTGGCTTTGTTCGGTGAGGCCGGTGATGTCTTGGATTTTGTTGACGACGCCTTGGCTGACATTGTCGATGCCTTCAGAGGCAGCTATTGCAGATTTTTCAAGGGCGCGGGCTGCTTTGCTAGATACCAGCTTGGCCCCGCGAGACAGGCCGATGGTTTTTGCTCCTGCGCCTAATGGAAACCAGTTTGTCAGGTCTGCGCCAAGGCTGATGGTTTCTGCCTGAGCGAGGTTTGGGGTCTCTTGACGAGAACCGACAAAGAGACTTTGGACAAACTCGGTCGGAGCGGTTTTTGTCTCTAGTTCCTTGTTCTCTTTTTCGATGCCTTTCTTGGCGAGGTATTGCTGAAAATCGTATTCGAGGATGTCGTCCTCGGTCATCGGGACGAGGTTTTTTTGAGATTCGTCTCCGGCAGAGATGAGTGGCGCGAGGCCGCCGAGCGGCTTGTAGACATACTCGCCGGTGTCTGCGGTCTTGTATTGAGGAGTGCCCATGACGCTGCGGGAAACGAAGCCTCCTAGTTCCATGGCGCCTAGTGCTGCTTTACCGACGCCTGTCTGCAAAGTTGCCGGGGATCGACGCCAGGAATCAAGCGGGCTGGTGACTAATGAATTCGCGGCATCAATGACCGAAACAAAAATCCCGCCCACGCCTTTGACGGCATTTTCAAAATCCCCCGGGATTGCGCCTTGGTCTTTGAGTTCGTTTTCAAGTTTTCGGAGTTGGGCGAATTCCTCCTTTGATTGAGCGACATAATCTGGAGAGAGGTATTGGTTAACCAATGCCACCTCGTCCTCTGCGGACATGGGTGCCGCAGTGGAGGGATCGAATTGACCAAGCAAACGACTCTCCTCCACAGGCGCGGCTGTAATGGGGTCGAACTCTGGGGTCTCTTCGACAGGGACGGCTGTGGTGGGGTCGAAACTCATTCCCAAGCTCCGTTGCCTTTATAGGTGCGGACATTGCCGGCGGCGTCACGGTAGCGTTTGCCTAGAGTGAATGGATCCGCCGGCGCAGCTTGGGTCTGCTGTGCGGCACCGTATTTTGTCAAAGTGGAATTGTATTCCTCGGTAAGGAACGACTTGAAGTCATCCAACCCGGCAACAAAGCTAGTTTCCGATTGGCCTGGATCGGTTCGAGCCACAGCGGCTTGTGCCTTGGTGCCTTCAAGCTCGGTGATTTGTCCGCCGCCTTTGAGGGATTGGAATCCTGCCAAAAATTGTTTTCCGCGCAGTTGCTCGAGAAGCACTTGGAAGTCGTAGGCGTCTGTTCCTTTTGCTGCTGGCATCATGGAAGATCCGCCTGTGGACCAAAGCCTGCCTGGGTGGGATTTTAATTTATCGATCAGCCCGGTCATGCGTTTGTATTCATTCGTGGCACGGGTTACCGATTCCTGTTTTTCTCGTTCCAATTTGGCACGCTCGGCTTCGTTTTTGGCGAGTGTGTCTTGTGCTATTGATAGCTCCGCTTGGGCCTTGGGGGAGGATTTCTCGGCGAGCTTGGTGTTGAAGTTTTGCACGAAGGAGGCCATCTCCGCGGGGCTGTATTCCACGCCTTCTTTCATGGTCCAGAGCAGCTCCTGCTGGGCAGGGGTAAGGGAGTCGAAACCGTCGGCCTGGAGCTTGCCGATGAGGCCGTCGAAATCGAAGGAGAGCCCCTTGGGTTGGCGTGGAGGGAGCGGCGGAGGCTCCGACATCATTTCTGGGACGGCGTCGGTGAAATTCACCAAATCCTCGTTGGTGGGCAAGGCGGGGTCTTGGTAGGGGGCGAGGGGGCTCATTGTTATCGGCGGTTGGGAATCATGGAAAACCAACTTGGAGTCGATGTGGTGGCTGCGGGAGGGGCGGCAGAGGTCGCCGCCGGGGTCGTCATCGAGGTAGGGACGACTTGCTCGTTGGAGGCGGGCTGCTGGAGCTCGCGTTGGGTCATGGCCTTTTGGTGGTTGCCCGCCAAGGCCGAGTAGTATTTGCCAATTCCAGAGGCGGAGACCATGGATGGCGCCACGGGCATCATCATGGTGCTCATCTGGTAGGCGTCTTGATTGTTCATGCTCTTGAACATTTTGAGCTGCTCGTCTTTGAGGCCCATGGATGGTCCGGCCACCTGCATGAACTCCTTAAATGCCTTGCCGCCGGCGTCCTGCATTTTTGCTTGGGTGTATGCCCCAGCGATGCCGCCTATGGCGCTGGTCGCCCCATCGACGATGCCTTTGGTGAGGGCTTCGTTGCCTGCGGCGGTGATTTCGGCGGATCGGGTTTTGAATCCGGCGAGGATTTCGCCGGAGTTGTCATTGACGGTGGGGTTGTATGGCATGGGATTAGGTGGGGAGGTTTTTGGATTGGCGGGCTTCTAGGCAGAGTGGACTGCCAGGCTGGAAATCTCGGCAGGCGTGCGGACGGTGTTGGTAAATTGCGCAGGCGACTCCTCGGCCCACCTCGCCACGGAGGGCGATGCAGCGTCCGCAGGGGTCGGTCTTGAGCAGGGGGTAGTCGGTGCGGAGGTATTCGGCAGGGATGCCGGTGGCGTCGGAGCGGTCTCGCTTGAGCACGGGCCAGCTCCACTTGTGGGAGCAACAGGCTCCACACCGTTGGCAGTCGTATTCCATATAGGCTTGAATCCGAGGTCGGGGAAAACAATGTCCTCGTAGGGCGCGAGGTGGCTGATGTTGCTGATGCGGGCTTTGAGCTTCGGGCAATCCACATGCGGGCCTTGGTGGCGGTCCACGCAGTTGAAGCATGTGGGGTAAAAATCCGCGTTGAGGGATTTGTCGGGGTTATTGACCCACCCAGCATCGGTCTTGATGTAGCGCGTAGGGTCTGGCGTCACGCCGTGGTCTTCGAGGTAGGTGTAGATGTCTTTGTCGCTCCAATCGCGCATCGGGTAGAGGCTCACGGGGCCGCCTGGGACATTGCGTATGTCGAGGGCGAGAGGGACATGGCCTTTGATGAGGTCGGTGTCTTGGTATTTGGTGCCGATATACACGGCCTCCCATGGCCAGTTGAAGTTGCCGGTGGGGCGTTGCAAGAAATCGGTGACGCCGCAGAGGAATCTCTCGCCTGGCTTGGGGCGCTCGGTGCCGAGGCTCATCACGACAGCGGTCTCGCCCCATTGGTAGTATTTGAGCATGTCAAAACGCATGGTGCCATTTTCCACATCAGGCCCATCGGCGATGGCCATACGGGTCGGCGGATAGTCATAAATGGTCAGCCCCCATTCCTTGATGAGCCGGTCGCTGTAGGCATAACGCTCGCGCAGTTTCGGTTCGCGGTATTGCACGACAGGGAGGTCTATGCCGCAGTAGTGCAGGAGCACATGGAGCATGGCGGTGCTGTCCTTGCCTCCGCTCCAAAGCACGGCGGCGTTGGGCCAGCGGGAGTGCCAGGCATGGATTCGATCTACGGTTGCCGCGATGAGTTCCTTCATAATTAGATAATAACTGCGGCTCCAATCATGCCGACCGCCATGCCGCCTCCGGCAATGCCCATGCCTGCCATGTTGTTTCGAGACGCTGCTGCCGTGGCTCCGGCCTGCATGTTGGCACCTTGGAGTGCTGATTGGTTGTTCATGAAGCTGTTATACATGCTGGCCTGCATGTTGGTGTTCGTGTTGAAGAGATCGTTGCCGTAGCCCATGGTTTGGCCGTAGGCTTGGCCGATCATGTTGGCGGCGTTGCCTTGGCTGGCTATGGGGATGTTGGATCCGAGGGCGCGTTGGTAGGGGTCGAGGCCGACATTGGCTTGGGCGAGGCCGAGGTTGTTGGCGTATTGGTTTTGGGCGATGCCTGCCTGCTGGCCGTAGAGACTGCCAAGCATGCTTTGCTGGCCCGAAAATTGGTTGAAGTTCTGGCTGGCGACGCCTTGCAGGAAATTTTGGTTGGCGTAGTTGGCGTTGTAGTTTGCCGATTGGTTCGCCTGCTGGGCGGCGAGGTTTTGGCTGCTGTTGTATTGCGCGGCGTTAAGGTTGGCCGATTGGTTGGCGAGGTTCGCCTGCTGCGCGTAGCCTGCATCGGCCATGGCGCGTTGCTGGGATGCGTCGTAGAAGGCGCCAATGGAAGCTTGTTGCAGGCGGGCCTGCTCGGCGGCTTGGGAGAGTCCGGCTTGTTGGTTTGCCAAGGAGGCTTGAAGCCCGCCCTGCTGCGCAAATTCAGCGGCGCGGGCGTTGGCGGCTTGGTTGGCTTGCCGTGCCTGGAGACCGGCAGATTGGTTGGCGAGGCGGCTTTGCTGTAAGAGCTGGGCGTTTGTTTGGCCGAGATTAAGACCGGCGGATTGGTTGGCGAGATCGGCTTGAAGTGCCCGGCCTGCGTTGGCGTCCTGCCTGCCCATGTAGGCTTGGTTTGCTGCGGTGCGGATACCAACGCCTTGCTGCGCAACATTGCTGGCAAATCCTCGGCGTTCGGCTTCTCGCTGGGTAGCAAACCGGTCACGATTCAAAAGCTCTGCGGCCATGGCAGACTGGCCGAGGCCAAGGCCACGGGCCGATGCGGCAGCTCGGGCGGATTGGGTGGCATCGCGGGATTGCTCGGCGGAGAGTGAGCGACCAAGAGCGAGGTCGCTTGCGGCTTGGCTTTCAAGTTGGCCAAGGAGTCCCCCTCCACGCGCTTCTCGCATGAGGCCGCGCTCTGCGGCGCTGGCGCGGATGTTGTTAGAGGATACATTATCGACGGGTCCAGCCTGTGCGGCGCGTATGCGCTGGGCTTGGACTTGATCGGCTGCGTAGCCTGATGGGCCTTGGACATCGGCAACTTGGCCGAGGCGGGCGTAGTCCATCTGGCCCACATTAGCAACGCGAGAGCCGGTCACTTGGTCGGCGGCGACAGCCTGGGAGGAAATTTGGTCGGGCCGGTAGAGTTGGCCGAGGGCCATCTGGTTCAGCCGGGCTTGGGCGGGGTCGTTGTAGGAGGCTACGCGGTCGGCAGTCTGGCCGACTTGGTTGTAGCTCTGGCCGAGCTGGGCGGCGGATGTTCCGGCATCACGGATGTTTTGGTTGGCCGCTGCGGTGTATGGGCTGTCTTCGAGCTTCTTGGCGATGTCGCCGGTGCTTTTAAGTGCTTGGTCACTTAGGCGGCCTGCGTTTTTAACCGTGGCATCCGCTTGGGCTTGGGCATTGGCTTGGGCAATAGCAGAAATTTGCGCCATTTCAGCGGCAAGGTCTCGCTGCTGCGGGGCTGGCGGGGCGGAAGGTTTCTTTTTCTTGCTCATTTGGTGGTGGGGGGATTAAAATTTGATGCAGTAAAGCAAAGCGATGTTTGCAGGGCGGGTTTCCGAGGCTGTGCGGGGGGTGCCATTGGTTCCGTCTGTTTTAGGAGAAGTCACGCCAATTGAAGCCCCAAAACCAGCCCAAGTTCCTCCTGATGCAATACTTGAACCGTATCCTGTATATTGAGCATCACTCGTTAGGTTGTGATAGTGCCCTTGAAAAGCATCAGACTGTTTCGCGCCGAAAGTCCCTGACGCCGTGCCGTCACTATTGGTTCCAGCGCCGCGCACGAAGTAGCCGCGCAAATCGGGCACACGAAAATGCGTTGTGCCAGTTCCGCCTGTTCCATTTGTCTCTCCATAAATAGTTCCAATCACAGCAAATAATGCGGCGTATGTCCCTGTCTTGGAATACTCATTTCCGTTGGCTGCAAGCCAGCCACTTGGGGCTGAGTTCATGGCAAAGGGCATCACGGCTCCAGTCGGCACAAGCGTGACGCTCGAGTTCAGTTTTGCTTGAGTCACCGCTCCGTCAGCGATTTTTGCCGTGGTGACCGATCCATCAGTAGGCGTCCTTGCGTCCGACAGGCGGCTATCGTTACCTTTACAAAAGGTGTTATCAGTCGTTCCAAAGGAGCCTGCTTGGAGGACTCCACTCGTTCCAGTGATGATCGGCAAGTTCGCAGCCGTTCCGATGGCACCTAAATTGGTGATACTGCCGTGCGTGTGATTGCTGGGGGCGTTACCGCTTGCTGTGCCAGTCAAGCTGGCCGTGATTGTTCCTGCCGAAAAATTGCCGCTGGCATCCCTGGCCACAATAGCGTTGGCCGTGTTGGCGTTTGTAGCGGTGGTTGCGGAGTTAGATACTTTTCCCGCCGTGGTTATCGTGGCGAGCTTCGTGTCGGCGATTGCTGCTGAAGCAGAGACTTTAGCGTTGGTCACCGATCCATCAGTAGGCGTCCTTGCGTCCGACAGGCGGCTATCGTTACCTTTACAAAAGGTGTTGTCAGTCGTTCCAAAGGAGCCTGCTTGGAGGACTCCACTCGCTCCAGTGATGATCGGCAAGTTCGCAGCCGTTCCGATGGCACCTAAATTGGTGATACTGCCGTGCGTGTGCTCGTTCGGCGTGGCGGTGACGGTGATATTGGCCGACCCATTAAAAGAGACACCATTGATGGTGCGGGCTGTTTGCAGAGTTGTTGCCGTGCTGGCATTCCCGGTCAAGTTGGCCGTGATTGTTCCGGCGGAAAAATTGCTGCTTCCATCCCGAGCCACGATGGCGTTGGCCGTGCTGGCGTTTGTAGCGGTGGTTGCGGAGTTGGCCACTTTGTTAGCCGTGGAAATGGTGGCGAGCTTCGTGTCGGCGATTGCTGCATTTGCGGCGATGTCAGCGTTGACGATGTTTGCCACCGAGCCAAGATCGACGAGCTCGTGAAGTTTTTGAGGCGTGACGAGTTCGCCGTTGGTGAAGGTTTTGCCTTTGGTGAGAGTTGCCATGGTTAGTTGAGGGTGCGGGTTTCGGTGGGGTCAAAGCCGGAGCGGGTGGCTTCGGCGCTGATCTGACGCAAGATGGGGCGGCCGCTTTGCACGCGGAAGCGGAGGTCGAGGCCGGTCGCTTTGCAGCGCAGGGGGGCCTTCAGCGTGTAGTCTTCCTCCTCGCCGGTGGTGTTCTCCAGGGAGGCGACTTGGAAATCAGCGTCGTAGTCGGTCGTCACGGCATCGAGCGTGCAGGCGGAGGCGTCTGGCAGGAGCACGCTGGCTTTGGCTCGCGTGAGGCGCTTGGCATTGAGGCTTCCCCAGCCGTAGCGGCGGGTAATGAGTTCGGAGGGGATTTCGGTGTAGAGGTCTTGCGCGTTCGCGTAGGGCACCTCGTCGCCGTAGTCCAGCTCATCGAGCAGGAAGAGCGTTCCGGCGCGGCTGGCGGCGAAGAGTCGGCGTTGGCTGGAGTAGGCGGCGACCAGCAGCTCGTCGAGATTGATGGCGTAGGTGTCGCGGCTTTCCCATTGCGAGTTCAGAGCGTTCCAGAGGAAAAGGGTGTTGTTGGCCGTGGCGTTCTCGCCGATGGGCACGGCGAGGTAGTAGCGGTTATTCCACCATTTACCGACAGCGAGATGCGCGTAGTCGCTGTTGATTTCGTCGATCTGGTCGGCGATGGGGTCCGAGAGCGGCTGGGTGTTGGCTCGGAGTTTGAGGTCAAGCTGGGTGTCGAGGCGGTAAACTCCGGCGTCCGAGAGGAAGAAAACAAACTGCCCTGCCGTCTGGATCGAGCGGCGGGCCACGCAGCCGATTTCGTCAGTGAGAAGCGTGAGGCGGCTGACGGCGGAGTCCACCGTGAAGGTGTCTCCGGTGGCGTTGCTGGTGTCGGTGAGGTTGGCCAGCCAGATCGAGTTGCGTAGGAAGACCAGCGCTTGGCCCTCCACCCAAGGATGGATGGCGACGAGGTAGTCGTTGCTGCCCTGGTTGGCGCGAAAGCTCTGGAAAAACGGATCGTAGAGGTCGGGGTCGAGAACATCCGAGATGGCCACGGTGTCGCGGCCATCGGGGATCCAGAGTCTGTTTCCGATATAGCTGGCCCAACCAGTGGAGCGCAGGGTCTTAAATGTCACGCCCTCGGCAGGCACGCCCGAGGCGGCGCGTTGAAACTCCATCGTCGAGCCATCCCACCAGAGCGGGGCTTTGACGCGGCGGATTGCGATGTCGGCGGAGACATCCGGCGCAGTGCCAGCGGGCACGGCGATGGTGAAGGCATTGGCCGTCGCGGCGAGGATGTCGAACTCATGGCCTTGGAAAGCCGCTTGGCTGCCCTCCTCGATCCGCACCCGCATCCCGGCGACATAGCCGTGAGCGGTGATGTGGACCGTGGCCGTTGTCCCCGAGACCGCGATGCCGCTGGCGGTGGTGTATTTCCAATCCCAGCCTGAGAGCGTCATGTCGGCCTCGCGCAAGAGGTAGAAGCGATTGAACGCTTGTATCGTCGAAACGCTATCCGTGGGCTCGATGATCTCGTCGGAGGCTGTGCCGGTGGCGGGATAGTTGATCTCCTCGATAGGCTCATCCTGCCGGTAGAGAAACGCCGAGGTCGGCCCGCAGAGGACGATGTATTCATTTTCATCATCGTAGTTCGGCGAGCTGAAAACGCCCGAGGCGAAGATGCCGCCAGAGTAGATCGTGCGCACACGGGCATTGGCATCCAGAACGAAGGGCAAAGTGAGAGGCTGCGTGCCTGCCGATATGCCATCACCCAGCCGCTTCGCGCCTTTGCGCGTCTGCGCCACGCCACGGTCAAGTCGCATGTTTTCGCAATACTGCACCATGCCCGGCTGGAGTTGCAGCGGGTTGAGGCGGGAGGCCATGCCGAGGAATCCGGCGTCGCCTTCTACGATTGTTTGGTCATCGGGCATCTACCTTCTAT